TGCAATTTTAAGAAAAGCCCCGCCCCCCCGGCAAAAGGGGGGAGGGCTGAAGTGCCTCTTTAGTGGCCGATTCTACCCAGAACAAATGACACACGGCCGCGCGGTTACTAATAGAACGCGAACGATAGTCGGGGGTGTAATGAATCCGTAGACGCTTCACACACAACTTTGGTGGTCCCATGCAGTCCGCACGAATGCTAACTGCTCCCCGGGTAGACACCTAAATCTAAACGCAGACAAAGAGGAAAAAGACTGCGCTGATGCGTGTTTTCTCTGTTTTTGGTATTTAATATTTTAACATGTTTTTATAGTTTTATATTTTAACCTCTTTTCAAAGAATGAAACAACTAGCTTCGTGCTATCCGTCGGTCAGAAGAGGCGTTGCCAAAAAGACATACGCATTCCAATCGTCGGACGCTTGGCGACCCCATATGTGATCGCCTAACCAACTTCCGTAGGAAATGGCTTGGACGCCGACAGCTTCTGTAGCTACGCCGACGCCACTTGGATTGATTCCCGCTCCTTCGCACGCCATCAGGGCGGCCGTGGCACGCCCCGCTGTGGGGTTGTAAGCGGGTAGGTTGATATCGACGAGAAACTCCTTGGAGAAATCGACGATGTACCTGAAATAACGCGATGAAAGAGCCGTGACCTTTTGATACATAGCTCCTGTGAAATGCCCGTGGACTACCGCAGCAGTGGTCACTGTGGTGTTGCCAATAGGCAGAAGTTGGACTCTCACCCCGCCCGTTTGGCCGGCGTAACACGCTGAGATCAGCGAGTAATTGTCAGCTTGGAAATTGGCCGTGAGCAGCGGGTCTGCGTTGGTGACGAGCTGGGCTTTGAACGGTATCCCGAAAGCGGTGAGAAATTGGGCCTTGGTAATGTCGAACGGAATGGCCCCCGTTGACGGAAGCATATTTAAGTGCTTCACCAATTGCCTCAGAGATTCGATCTTCTCTCCTATTGCCAAAGAACTTGGCGTAAGAGTATAGGCTTGAGGCTTGCCTAGTGAAAATGTCGGGACTTCTGTTGTGCCCGATTGAGTGACTGCCGGAGCGTACAGATTGATGGGTTTTAGCCAGGGATCGGCGTATTCCATATCGTCCATACCTGCCACTTCGACAATGACATTGATCTGGTTCGCGACAGTGTCAGGCGCTACAAGAGCGTCGACCACGAATGCCACGAGTGATCCGAACTTTTCCGCGTTTCCCAAGTACGCGGCTCCGTGAGTGTAGGGAACCGAGATTTCAAACTCGTTACCATCACGGACATCAACAATAACACGGTTTGTGTACCGGCCATAGTCAATGTTGGCTGCTATCGGAGTATTTCCACCCGTCCCAAACGGAATGAAAACAAATCCAATGCGCCCTGAGTAAAACTCGTTCTTGACGAATTTGAACCTGAATTTTAGTCCGCCCCTCCACTGCTGGAAAAAGTTGAGTGGAAAAGCGACTGGAGTTTGACTGTACCCCAAAGCGAACACCTCTTGATGGTCGGGTGAACACTGTATGGTCTTGAGAATTGTCGTAGGAGTGTCTGTCATCTTCCACAGGAACTTGGAAGAAAACGCATATTTGGTCTTAACGTAATCCAGCGACATTTCATCGTAAACACTGTGCCCTATCGGATAAGGTTTTACCCTATTGGTCGACACTAGTGAAATGGGGTTAGCCGTTGAAAGCTGGTCAACATTCTGGATCGAGAAGACCGGCCGTTGGACGAAGTAATGGTTGGCTGACAAGTTGATGGGCTTAGACCACCCAAAGACGTTTGCTGCTCTGGACAAGACGTTGGAAACCCACGCTAGGTTGTTGAACCCCGCTCCTATGACCGGGAGGGAGCCCATGATATCGGACGCCTTAGCGACGGATTGCAGGGTACGAGAAACTGGTCCAATTCCGGCTGCGCGTTGTTCTGCTTCGCCAGGTGAACCCGCTTGAGTGATCGTGGGTGCGGAGAGGGATATATTTTTGAACCGTCCCCAAACGGTGTATGACGCTGTGCTCGCTGTCCCCGCTGAAACCATGGGGACGTACGGGTATAGGAAAAAGGATCCAAAAGACTCCGAAGTCGCCAAATTAGACTGGTTGGTCCAGGCTGCGCGAACATACTGGAAAGGAATCTCCAGAGTGGCAGCAGTCTGTGTGGCCACATCGATCTCGACGTGAGGGAGCTGGGTGATCTGCATCAGGTTAGCCGTGTGCATATTCAGCCAGGACGTCCACGCTTGATCAGCAGTGGAACGCCCCAGACTTGGGACAAAAGCACCAATGTAGCGACCCGCCTGGAAGCGGACAGCATTCACTTTCACGACGATTTCAACGTCGGCTTTGACGAGATACACACCTACAAGCTTATTGGACCAAGCCTGCATTAAACGCAGAAAAGGGTCTAGAATGAAGAGCTTGCCGGAATCTAACGTGGTCAAATTTCCGGCTTGGAACATAACTGGGCGCTCCAAAAAGCTCACGAGATCTCTCGACCCGTCAATATCTACAAGAGAAAAGAGGGTATTGTTATCAACAACGGGAGGACTTTCGACCTGGCTTCCAGCATTGTCGACAAAAGTTGAAGTGGGCGCGGGGGTAATAATATCTGGGGAGGCTCCAAGAGTGGAACCGCCCGTGGCGCTAATCGTGTTTTGTGTAGTTTGTGTATTCATATTTTATATTGTTTTTGGTTGGGTACAAGGAGACCCATCTCACGGCAGTGCCGTCGTAGTTTAAACGCCTTCGGGCGGGGTTTGCTCAGATCAAGCAATCCCGACGAAATCACGCAAAACCGTGTTCCAATCAGTTGACTCGGGGAACCAATGTCCCTCCGAATGAGCGAGGATTTTAGGCATCCACAGGCCGAAAGTTTCTTTTCCATGTAAAGACAACTCTTGGACAGTCGTCTTCACATTATTTACGCCGATCTCATCGCTTTTGACGCCGGAACGTGTCCACATGCAAATTTCCATAGCACGATTGAAATCGAGAGGCCCCAGCCAGTAGCCGATGGCTTTCTCGTATCTGAAACCGCGCTTGAGGATGGTCTGCTCGGTCATAGGCCTGTTGTGGTCGTTGGCCGGACCTTTATCAGCGGCCGTGTATGCATAGCCGACGCCAGCAAAACACTCCGCACACCAGGACTCAGTGAACTTGTCTCCGTAATATTTGGACACGGAAAATAGATTGTCGTCTCCGCAAACACGCAGTCCAACATTCTCCTCGAAAGTGAGCAGGGAAGAAGCGTCGAAATCGTGAAGTCTCATCCACGCGTAACGGAAGAGGGCCATGTTGATCATGCAGTTGAAAAAGGTTGTGCCATCGAAACCCGACGGCATGCACCCCCTCCTCTGTTCAACAACAGACCCAAAAACGAGCTTGGGATTGGCCACGTTCCTAAAAATGGCGTCACGAAGACGCTTCTCTCTCGGGGTGGCTGAGCTGTATAGTTTGTGGACAACAGCTGCGGGGATATCCATGATCATTTCGAACGAATGGGAGTGGTCGAACGCCGCAAAATCGCCAGCGCCACAGGTTTTTCCCCCGTTGTAACTCATCATATACTTAGCCAGGTCGTCCCAGTCACGGGCTCCCGAAGCATCAGCAGTGATGAGCATTTCGTTGAGGGGGGCTCCCTGTTTCATAAGCTCGAAAGCTGCGCCGAGGTACATACGGCACAAAATGTGGAACGCCAAATTTGGACAGTTGACGTCCCTGGTCTTTCCATCTAACACTTTTTGGTTTTTTAATTTTTCTCCTTTTTGAATAATTTTCCAAATGTTCGGTAGATCCTGGCCTTGTTCGCCTAGCCAGCGCATATACGAGACGTCTTCAACGAGCTCGTTCCACCTTTTCTGGGGAATGATTCTCCCTTGACCATCCTTGAGGAAGTAAGTCTTACGACTCGCTCCAAACGCGGTGTAGGGGTAACCGGGGGAAGTGTTTTGGTCAAGAGCATCCAGCTCAAGATCCGTGATTCCTTCCACGGCCTCCTTAAAGGTCCAGACTCTCATCTCGAGCCCGTTGGAGTTATACCGTGAAATCTTGTTATAAACGGCGTCTGCCAGGGAATTCTTAACATTGTCCCAGTCCTGGTTAGACCAAGACGGTTCAACGAATCGTGCCCTGTTAGCTGTGAAAGCCGTTGGGTGGGTGTTAGAGGCGGCAAGCATCCGCTCCTTTGGGATTTTGTCCTCTCCGTTAGGAGCGTAGGGAACGTGGGTGTTCCGAATGAAGACATCACTCGGGAATGGAAGGTTACGCTCCAAAGCGTTAAACCCTCCTTCCGGGTGAAAATCTTTCGCGTGCCTGACAGTCAACTTTTCTGACTCCCAATCCTTCAGATCACTGATGAGCTCAGCGTCTTCAGTGGGGTCGTAGTCTCCGCCAAACAGAGCGTTCATAACCCAATCCTTGGGTAAGCGGGCTGCGTGTCCAACGCGCCCGTTGCCTGCGAAGTGGATGCCGACAATTTTACCGGCGTAAATTCCACTTGCTATCAGAACTGGTGCTCCACAGTCGCCAAGCTTTGTGGCGTAAGTATAGGAGACTAGGTTTTCCCTTCTTTCATCGTCCACCATGAGTGACGGCGTCCAGTAGGCCCTTTCAGTGACTGCCATTCCTGGGAACAGGATTGCAATCTTGTGGTAGGCCTGGGCTGTGAACATTATGCCCGTCAGCACCTTTTCTGGAGCCAGGTGCTTAATGATTGACTTAAAAGCCGGGAACGTGTTGTCCTTGATCTCGAGGATTATCCTATCCTGGCACTCTTCATCTGCCGTCTTGGCCTCGACATCGTCAAGGCTGACAAAATAGGTGCCAGTTTTGGACACGATGGTGAAACCCACCTTACCGTCGAAACTTTCATCAACGTCGAGAGCCTCCTCCATAAAGTGAGCAGGGACGGCGAAAAACCGTTTAGTCAGTCCTAAACCGTATCCGAGCAACCTAGAGGTAGGCCCGTATGTGAGGTAAATCTTGAACCTCGCGGCGTCAATGGTCTGGATGAGAGACTCAATGGCAGTACCGCCTTGGCGATACACGAGCGATTCATCTGCATGGGCGCGGTCAAACTTGGAACCACGCTCAGCGTTGCGCTTCTCAGCGCGAACCTTTGCTCTTTCCTGCAACCTTCTGGCAGCCTTGCCTTTCCGGGCTTTGGCGTTCTTCTGGGTCGCTGGTTTCTCATCAGACTGGACATCTGCTTCAAACCACGTCTTGACATAGGAGTTAACTCCAAATATCCCGATCGCGGCTGTCAAAATGGCCGCGCCACTAGCAATGAGCATGGTGCGGTTGGCCGGGTCCTTGAGATAAGCGACAACGTCTTGTGCCTTGTCGTAAACGACATTCTTGGCTGACTTGACGAAGTCGAAGAGGGCTTTGGTCGAGAAGAGCTTCTTTTGATCCTCGGGGATCTCGTGAGGAATCATGGTCCACCGAATAACCTCAAGGAAGGCTGGATCAGCCACTGCCTTAGCAATGGTTGCCTTGTCGAAGTCATAAAGAGCAGGAAGGTGTGCAATAATTTGGTCATGCAACACAAATTTCTCGTCATGTGGCAAGTCACCATGGGCGGCTTCAAAAGCACGCGTGATGAAATCCAGCATATCGGGATCGAGAACTTTGTCGGGGCGGTTGAGATAGTACGAGTAGTCCTTCCTCTTGCCCTTCCACATCTGCTTGGTGGCCTTGGGCTCAACGACCGGTCTGATGGCCGGCTCAGGGTCCATATCCTCCACATTGCGCTTCTTTCCAGCTCCGAACTTGGCGTGGGTCGCCAAAGTGTCGAGAAAGGTAGTTGCGTCGATTGTGGGAGTCTCCATAAAGTCGTCGAAGTCTGTAAACATGAGCTCCGAATCATCCTGGGAAGACTTGAACCAAGCACGGTTTCGTTCCACTTTCTCCTCGACCAGGGCAGCAATCTCGAAAAATGAGAAATGTTTCTCGTTCGGGACTGCTTTGAATGAACAGGTCTTTGGATCGTAGTAGAGACGGATGTACTCCTTCAGATAAGGATCAAAACCCTTTGTGTTGTTGAGGTTTACACCTTGTTTGAGGACAGGTGTGTATGCGAAATCGACACGACGTCCAAACGCATCCGGTTCAAGCATAGACTCGTCGTTAAGACTAGTCCAGTTGCCCGTAAGCACTGTGAGTTCGTGCGATATATCGCCGACGTTCTTGTTTTCCAAATGGGCCATGGGGGGGTTGACTGTCTGGTTGCCATTCATGGCAATGAAAGTCGGACCCTGAGGCGCATCGGCATACTTAGCAACAACTTGTCCGTAGTCATCCCACACAAGAGCTTTGGTGGTATGATTGAGACCGTCCATATGCTTGCCGATTGGCATTGTGAAAATGTACTGGCCAGGAGCTCTTTTGAAGATCTCCAGGCCTTCTTGGTCGTATTTCTTAAGGTCGTATTGGCAATGAAGAGAAGCCAACGCGTAAGCGTCAACTGTCTTTCCGTCGCCCGGAGGACCCAAAAATGCCACCACGACGGGTTTTGGCCGTGTCGCGGTGGTTACACACTTTGGAGCTAACTCCCGTTCAAGCCTCTCGAGAGAAGCGAGACGAGCAGCAACTGTGCCCAAAAGTGGTGAGCCGGCAGCTTTGGACATTACTTCCCGCCCGCCCTTAATCAATAGAGCGATGCGGTTAAGTGTATCCTGGGTGCGCGGTAAACGCCCCTTAGCCTGGGCTAAATGTACCTTTTGTAACTCCTCAAGGTACTGAACTATGGGGAGGTCCTTGCCCAGATAAGGAACAGAGCTGACGCTCATGTCTGGGACGAGGTGGTTGGTAATGGTGATGAAAATTGTGACTAGGATCGTCACTATGCCAGAAATTCCGTTGGCAACTCCTTGGTACCTGGAGAAGGCGGAAACGAGTCCGGTGGGGTCTTTGAGGAAAATTCCCGTACCTAGTAATGCAGCCGACAGAATCCCGGACAAGGTTTCTACCGACGGTGCAGCCTGCTTGTGGGACAAACCCATGAGATCGGCTGCGTTGATCTCACGAGCGGTGGCGCTCAGAACTTGGTCTCCTCCGAAATAGGCGCGGAGAGAGGCCGTAAAATTGTCACCCAACAATTCCTCTTCATCGGGCAGGAGATTGTCGTTGTTTAAATAGGTGAGGTCAGAGGCGTCAGCCTTATCGTAACCGTGCCTTGTGGACCACATGTGTGATAACATGGGCACGATGTGGTTCAAAAACCACGACTGGGCTATGAAAGCGCCTTGAGCTGCAAAAAGAACTGCAACTAACCCCCAGGCTTTGGAGCCTGTGTTCGCAAAAATAAACGCTGCTATGACGCAGAAAATAGGGGCCAGCTTAGGAAAGATCTCGTAAAGCTTGCCGATAATTCCCATCATTGTGTGGCCAACAGCGCTACCGACGCTAGCGATAGCTGCGCCGGCTTTGTAGAACATGGAGTTTTCGACCTTTTCTTTGACCTTGGCTTCCGCTGCATCTGCAACGGCATCGACTACGGCTGAACCAACAGAAGCTGTCATGTACTTAGCAGCTCTGCTGAACATTTGGACTGTGTGGGGAGCCGTGTCGTTGAGGGCTTCTTGGAACTCAGGCATGGCCATGAAGTTGCCGGTCACCATCGCAGTAATCGACATGCCACAGTTTTGTCTCTTGAGGAAAGTGAGCTTCCTAACAAAATTGTCTGTGACGACTTCAGGCTGTGTGCTGCCTGTGCGGTACAATGAACACCGATAGGCGATGAGAGCGCGTTCGAGGACAAACATGAACTGTGCGCGCCATAACTCAATCGCCACGACAAGAGCCGTGTGAGCATCTTCAGAATAACCACACCGCAAGGTCGAGGTTGTGATCATCTGTTTGAGGACTATAAACTTTGGGGCAATCATTGTCCGCCCAGCGATTTCCACGTTGTGTTCACCTTTCCTGTAGAGGAGGTAAATCATTGTGCAAACGCTTTGGTTGATAATGGCCCGAACCCATTCACGGGCGTGCTCTTCGGACATCATCAGAGTGGGGTCATCTTCGTAGGTGGTCAAATAAGAGTCAATCAGGTTGACGAGGGGCATAGACTCGCATTCGTCTGTACAGACTACACGCGAAGTCAATTCGTCGTAGATCCTGTTAAACCGGTGGATACCGATCTGAACTCTTAAGGTGGGTGGGAAAGCATTGAACTGCTCAAGGCAATTAAACTTCATCTCTTCCTCGACGAATCGCCTTTGCTCTGAAATTTCTATCGCTGAAAAGACGGGTTGTGGTCTGTCTTCCGCCATTGAATTCTCGTACCCGGATGAATCCGGGAGGTCTTCGTCCATTTGAAAGACTAAGTCTTCGCCTGAAAGCGTCCACGTTGCGCCCTCCATGAAACTTGTCTGGGTGGGTGCAATGGCTTGAGGTGCCGAAAATGACACATGGTGGGATTCTTCCGAAATGTTTTTGATTTCTTCGATGAGCTGACCCATCTGTTTTACAGTTTTTAGGGTTTTCTTATTTTCTTTCTTGCCGCATAACTGGGTCTTGAGAGGCACCCAAATTTGGAGCCGGCGAGTGATGCAATTCCGAACAATCCTGGCTCTGTTCACATAGTAAACTTTACCACGAATGTCGGTTTTGCGTTCGGGAACGTAGAAGCGCTCGAGAGAAGAAGTAGGGACAATCACGGGGCCGGTTGCTGCCATCCTTAACGGGCCGAAGCCTAAGGCAGAGTCACCGGCGGAGCGAACATCGGAAGATTCACGAGAGATACTCATCAT